ACGCTTGAAGAACATGTAGACTCGGTAGACGGCATCAGAAGTGATGTAATAGTCGTCACGGTCTTGGCCGACCTGCTTGTACAGAGCAGCTAGATCGCTATCAGAGTAAGCCATGTCTTCCCACCTCTTCTTCTCCTTCCATAGAGTTGGCACTTTGACTGTCTGGATCATCGTGTTGTAATGGTTCAAGAAAGTCTTAGCCTGGATTGAGCGCTCCGTGAGTCTCTCAGGGCAGTAAGAAGTGTTCAGCCGCCAATGTCTACCGAGGGTCACGTCACTGAAGAGCTAAAACCACCCTAGGTCTATTGTCTGGGCTGTGGAGCAGGCGTAAAAGGTCCAGGCATGGCGATACACGTGGTTCTGGCCGGAAGAGTGCTGCTCGATCACTGCTCTAGGCCACGGCTTGTCGCCATAGATTTGCCCTCTCACTGTCACACTACCGTTGCCGTTTGGCATAGTGTATCGCCCAGGGAAGAGCGGAAAGTTGGTTCCAGAAGTGTAGAAGATGGCCTCATGCATCCAGTCTGGCATGACCCAGTCTGCTAAGTAGTAGTGCACATCGTTCATCACCACATGGATCTAACTGCCCTTGCCGATCATTCCAGCCACTTGTGGAGCGTTATCCAAGTAGTCTTAAAGAGTTTGCGGGTAAACTGCAACGAAACCTGCTTGGCCGACTTCCCAGGTGGACCACATGCAGTCTTCGCCGTCGCCGGTAAGTCTACCAAGCCACCCTTCATGTTGAGCGAAATAGGCCTGGTCATACGCTGACTCACATGGACGAATGTGAATGCAGGCCCAGTCTTTGTGCACGGCGATTTGGCTCACCAGGTCTGCAGAGTCTTGCTGCTCTTGTGCCGTCAGTGCTTGGAAGGCTGCATCATTCTAAAAAAGAGACACCAGAGCTGAAAAACGATGTGAAGGAGCAGGATAACCCTCGAGCAGTACGGGAAAGACGGCGACTTGCGGCACTCTATAGTGGTCACGAAGTTCAGCTCGCACCGTTTGCAGGCAACTAGCATAAAAACTCACAAACCACTTGAGCGGCACTGCAATGGTTGCATCATAGTGCACGTTGGTATCGTCCAGAACCTCTTCAAACTCTACCTTGTGTTCCTCTCGGTGAGCTATCATGGCTTGCGGCCGAGGTTGTGCACCCTGAGCTGGCGCAGGCACTGGCACTGGCACTGGGTTGACGCAGTGGCACTACCTGGGGTACCCGCACTTCTTGGCTAGTCGAGTCTTGATCTTTGCTGGGGCTGACATGTTCTGCCTGGCTAGCATCATATTGTAAAGCTTCT